ATCAGATTAGTACATACTATCAACATTCATCAATGATATCAAGTACTTAGCTAGTATATTAATTGTAATAACTAGTAATGTGTAGTGATATCAAGTACTTAAGTAGTAAGTAGTGATGTGAACGAACGTCTATGTCCACGTAACCACTTAACAATTTTCATTATAGAAATGATCAATCTCACACAACTAACAACTATATGTAATATATTCGATTAGAATTGCAATAGGTAATTAATACTGTTTTTAGTAATAATTATACTTCTAATAGAGTAGAATAGAGATAATAACAACTTTATAATGTAGTATATTGTATTAGAGCATTTAGTATAACAGTATAGTATTATGTTGTAAAATTAGGAATTATAGAGTATAATATTATAGAAATGGATATATGAGATTAATTTCAACATCGCTAGATAAGTATCTTCATGACGTTGGTATCTTGTATATTGATAATTATTTTATTAGTTATGATCCTGTTATATGTTTTCAAGCTTATAGACTAGATTTGATAGAAAGTAGATATAAGTTATGAAGGTATGGGTTAGTGGGTATACTAATGAATATAGAAATGTATTAGTTTATCCTAGTACTCTAGAAAGATTTGATGGAGTTGTTTGGGAATATAGTTCTAGTTTCTATCCTTGTATTAATTATATAGAAAATCCATATGTAGATGGTGGGATAGAATGGTTTAGTTATTTTGCAGGTTTTAATAGTGAATGGAGATTACTATGACTTATGTGTTGAATGAATCAAATGATGTTCTTAATACCCCTGTTAAAGAGCTATTTACAGCTGGTATAATAGCTTTTCTAGTTAAGGGAGTGAAGGTAGCCCAGGTTATGCACACTTCTTCTGTGGTGAGGCTATTAGGCCGTATAGAAGAAGAATTAAGTACTAATAAATATAGAAATAGAGAAATACAGGATAGATACAATAAAGGTGAACTAGAATTATTGCTTCTAGAAAGAGTTGATTTGTCTGGTATAGATAATGCTGATGTTAAAGATCTTACTTTAAGATATAAATCTTTGTTACATTGTAATGCTCTAAGAGCTTTAGGGTATGTAATAGTTAATAGTTATAATCCTGTTTCTATTACTGCTAAGGCAGTGATTGAGAATCCTCGCAGGTCTAAAGCCCCCCAGGTTCTAATGTCAATTGCTAGGGGGAAGAAATACTATGTTCAGAAGTTATTTGCTTCTATGGCTGAAGCAGAGAGCTATGTGAAGAATACTGATATACTAAAGATTATACATGATACTGGTGGAGTACAATATCCTTTTGTCACTCCTGAAATGGGACTAGATATAGAGCATATGCGCTTTAGACATGATAGAAGAAAATACAATAATAAACATGAACCTATGGTAGTTAATGAGAATGGGACAATACTAGCTAATGAAGAAAAAGAAGAAGCCTAAATTCGATATATACGTACATGGAGTTTATATGTACTATAATAGAACAGATATTACTAAATGTTATGTTCTTCATTATTTAAATGGTCTTACGCATCCTGCTATATTAAATGAATACGATGTTGACTTAACTTATGTTGACTTAACTTATTGGAGGAATCAGCTTGGACCTCAGAGTTTATAAGAATCTATTATTCTATGATTGTATCTACTATATGATAGGTAGTGGTCATTTAGCTAATTTACATGGTGATGAGATAATGTATCTATGTGATAGTATATGAGATTAATGTCTTATGGTTTTGAACTATTGTATTCTAGTGATCCTGTAATCTTTAAAACAGTAGCAATTACTACAGATGGAAGATTTGGTATTTACTCGTTTGGTGGACAGTTTGATCCAAAGGACTTGTGGCTATGAACCCGCTGTAAAGCGGAAAGAAGCGAGTCGAACGTAGTGACGCAGCTATTTGAAGTAATACGTAATAGTAATATGTAATAGACTATGCTATAGAAAAAGAACGGGAAAAGTCATCGTGACTTTTTAGTTGTATTTGAAAGATGGTTATGGTAATATCAGTATATCTAGGAATAATGTATTTTAACTATGGATTGAGAATTGGAATATTAGGACAGTTTCAGCAAGTGGAAGATGATATAATTCAAACGAATGAAGTGGTATTATGATTTTAAGTATATTCGATAATATGTATTTATATTATAATTATACATATAGTATATATCAATCAGGATTTGCCCGTTCTCTTTTAGGAAAAATAGATGACGAGGAAATAACATTATGACTATCTCTATTGTATATGATTGGATGTATTATAATTATGGTTGGTATATTGATTTAGATGGAGAAATATCATATGATTCTAGTGGTAAAATAGATTTGGAGATAGACCTATGATTATACATTCTACTGTTTTTAGTCAAAAAGATACCTATCCTAATTTGTGGTATATACGTCACAATCAAAGTATCACTATATATACTCAAGGTGGGATATATAATGGAGATTATTTTAATTATATAACATATAATAATGATTTTAGTATTGAAGCAAAGGTATTATGATTCTATCTATTTATAATGACTTATTGTTTTATAATTATTATGTAACAATGAATGCTTCTGGTAGAGTTAATATTTTTTATGATGGTATAGGTTTTTTAGTAGACGAGGTTGTTTTATGATTTTGTATGTTTATCATTCTTCAGTATATCATGTAAATAGATTATTAATATCTACGGGTGAAATGGGATTTAGTATTATTCCTAAAGGAACTTCTAGTGGAGAAGCAGCTGAACATTCCATGGACTTATATCAATCTAACTTCGAATTATCATTATTATAAAATAATCCTTGACATTTAAACAACTAAATGTAATACTAAGTATAAGTTTTATTTATAAACTTTGCACCGAACTACTTTAGGACCGTTAAAAATACCAAGGATGGGCCTAGACTTTGCATTAAGTTCTTAACTCCCCTGCTAATTAAGGAGTTAAGCGGAAAGCCTAAAGTAGAAAGTAGTTAGAGAAACCGAGTCTCTAATGAAGGTAAGACATAGACTTTAAGTGAATTGTACCAGGATGCGTATATCACAAGGAATCCCGGGAAAGAGTAGCTTCTAGTATAACTAAACTAAGTTCAGAAATGAATTAATTAAACCTACATTAATTCTATAAAGACCTAGTAGGTTATACCTGCGTCAATTATTCTCTTGCTTTTTAGTATTATCTCTGTTACAATTATTACATGTTTATAATGATAGAAAAATACAATAATAGTATTAATTTACTTTATTGTATGGATTCAAATACATATTATTACATTGAATATATTCCTGACGATGACGTTATAAATGCAGGTGTTAGGTTTCAACATCATAAAAATTGGGGATTTAGTAGATTATGACAATTACAATTGTAGATAACAGTATAGCGTTCTATCAGAATAATCAGTATATTGGTAGGTTTAGAGCTTCGGGTTATTTTGTGGGTAATGTTAGTCTTAATTGTATATTCAAAGAAATATATGGAGATTCAATTAAAGGATTAATACCTATTAATGTTCCAATGTTTAAGAGTATTCCTAAATGAAACTATTTATAGGTCCAGATAGGTATCCTTATATGTTGTTCTTTAATGACAAAGATTATGTTCCTGTGTTATTTATAGTTAATAGTGGGATAGTACTTAATACTAAAGTAGATGCGGATGATGTGAGGATATGATATTATATTTAGATACATACAAAAGAAATATTCCTCTGTTGTTATTTAAATCTATTAATACTATGACATATCATAAAAATATTGTATTTATGACTACAGTAGGAGTAATTACTATTACTGGATACAGAAATACGGATATGGAATTATGAAAGTAATATTATTTAGCTATGATTCCAATTATGGAGAAGATGTAATAAAATCATTGATGTATACTAGAAAAGTTAAATTATATAGTAATACTCAGTGGTATGAAATATGTCATCTATACGATAATTGCTATGATACTGGAAAAATAACACATCTAGATGATAGGTATGATATAATATGAATATATTTACATTTACGTATAATAAGATAACAGTTGATTATGTAAGTATTATATATTATAGTAATACAAAGAAATTAAATAGAGGAGATACTTGCTTTTCAATAGACTATATGACTGATGATCCTTTTTATATAGCAGCTGTTTGGAATCCTAAAGTATATAAAATATTATGATATTAAAGTTACTTGAAGATAAATTATTATTTAAAGGAAAAGAAAATATCTTACATTTATTCGTGAATTATAATGGTCATATGGTATGGACTAATACGCCTAGATCTAGATCAAAGGTTATAGTATTATGAATACATATAATTTAAAGACATTAAAGGTATCTGAAGATATGTTATTATTTAACGAAAAAGATTCATTCCATTTTTACATAACTCCTGGTGGGTATCATTGGTGGGTTAGGATTCCTTGGACAAAGGTTATAGTATTATGAAAAGAAAAATAAATAGACTTGCAATATATACTTATCAAGGATATAGTAAGAGACCACAGTTAGAGACTTTGTTCTTTGTTACACATAAACTTACGTACTATTACGAGATAGCACAATTTGAAGATAACTGTGAGTTTGATGAAGGATTTATGAAGTTTTTACATAAAGCATATAGATACATTTAACAAGGAGAATACAATGGACATTAAGATTAAGAAGTTAGTAGATACAGCAGTAATACCTAGCTATGCTAATCCAGGAGATGCTGGAGCTGATATAGTTGCAACTAGTAAAATACAAACTAAAGATTATACAGAATATGGAACAGGATTAAGTTTTGAAATCCCTATTGGTTACGTAGGTTTATTGTTTCCAAGATCTAGTTTAAGTAAGAAAGATCTAATCCTTTGTAATCATGTAGGCGTTGTCGACTCCGGTTTTCGTGGGGAAGTTACATTTAGATTTAAACATTACCATAGTCCACAGAATACATACGAATATGTAAAGAATGATTACAATGTTGGAGATAAGATTGGTCAGATACTTATTATTAAAAATGATCAAGCTAGGTTCGTAGAGAGTAACACTGAGCTAAGCAGTACTAAACGTGGTTCTGGTGGATACGGAAGTACAGGCGAGTAATGAAGTTATACAACGTATTCGATTTTTTAGTGTACGATATAACTAAAAACATAACACATTACGAATTAATAGCTAACCATGGGGTCTGTGGTCGTCATTTGTTCGACAGAGATTATATGACAACTCCTTTATGAAAATAGGAACATATAAAGAATATTTAATATATGATGATACTGTTAAGTGGGAATACTTTATACACCATGCTATGTGGCCTGGTAAGTTAGTTACTATATTAGCTTACCCGGAAATGAATAAATATTTATGATACTATCTATATATAAAGGAATGTTAATGTATAATAGTAACAATTCAAAGGCGTATTTTATTAATTACTTACTTAGTGGGAAGATGATACAGATAATAGGTTATTATGAAACATATGAGTATTTATGAAATTAGCATCAATTAATAAATTACATTTACTCTATATACAAGAATATGTATATGAGTATATAGATTTTAGTACAGGTATTGTTTTTCGTTCGTCTAATATTCATTTAGAAAAATACTATGCACCTATTGACTTTTTATAGAAAATAAGGTAAGATTGTTATATGTTTATTTGGAATAATAGTTTATGGTTACAGCAAACCGTCCCGTCTTATGAATCTAAGATACTTGCTGTTGCAATGTTTCCAGACTATTTTAACGAATGGTATTTAGAAAGACTATACGAAAGAGAACATATTCAATTATGAAAACTAAATTAAGAAGACTTGGAGATATTACTGCAGATATGGAATTATTAATCGATGAGATGATAATAGACCATGATCTTCAACGAGGAGAAGTAATATCATTAATCAACGGGTTTATTGAATCTCATTATCCTGATTCAATTGAGAGATATGAAGAAGATGATTCTAGATCTATTGTGTTTGTAGGACATAGGAGTAATTTAAAATGATATTAGGTAGTTTTATAATACATCCATACGGTCAATCTATACATTATAGTAAGAATGTATATTGTTTGCAATTTAGGTCAGATTATAATTATAGCATTTTTAATTATAATAAAATAAGACATGAGATAGTAGATGAAACTAAAACTTCATGGAAAGTTACTTACATAGGAAAAGACTTATGAAATTAAGAATAATACATTCGGTAGATAACAGGGTAGCTCATCTTGAAGACCGTGCTCAACCTGTATACGGATTTATACAGTATAAAAAATTCTTATCAAAATATACTATAACTTACGATTACTTGAATCTTTTTCCTCATAGGTGGAGTGATTGGTTATGAAAATTAAATTTAACTTATTAGCAATGATGTTCATTATCAGTACTACGTTATTTATGAATTACAAACTATCTCAAGTAGGTGTTCCTGATGAACTCATTCTTGCTATTTCTCTTGCTTATACTATTTTGTTTCCATGGAGAATACTCACAATTAAAGAAGGAGAAGACGATGACAAGACCTCTAAATAATATAGTAGATGATATCTACAAAAGACTAGATCAATATGGGTTAGTTGTACAAAAAGATGGAGATGCTGGAGATAGTGCATACAGGTCTGCAATATTTGCAATTCTACTTAGAATAACTAATCATCCTACGGCTTCTACTTATTACACTAATATGGTATACCAGTTAAATTCATCTCCAGGATACTTTAGAAGAACAGCAAATCCTTCTCATTGGGGATTCAATTCTAATAACTTATCTAGAGATCAAGCTGCAGCTATCATGCTTGCTGCTAATTTAAACAGTGATAATAAGACTGCTGATATGTTTTACAAAAGTTGCTATGATCGTAAAGAATTAATTGAAGTACCTAAGTATGGTAAGTTATTACGATTCCTAAATGGTATTGTAGGGTTTCATCAGAACATTCATCCAGGAACAGATGCTGCTGATTCTTTCCGTAAGGTACCAGATATATTAGGTATCGGCGAAGGAAGAAATGAGATACGTCGTAAAAGACAATGGTGGAAATATCCTTTGTTATTAGCAAGAGATTTAGGATTTCTTATTGATTTAAAGTTACGTAAATATCAACTATGGGACTTTGATTCATTATATGCTAAAGAACTTATCTATGCTAATTTAGTAATGCCTACTCCTTTTAGTTACTTAGCTAAAAAACTATATAAGAAGACTGATTATATTGCTAGAATTAGATATAATTATGCAGATGAAAACAATGGAATTGAACCATTAGGTGAGTTATATGAACTAGTTGCAAGGAAGTATATAGATGAAAGTAATTAATAATGAAAATGTTGTTTTATTTGATTGTGATCAAACTTTAGCTATCTGGCATAAAGATCACAAGAAGCCAGGTAAGGGCAAACTATTATTCGTAGATCCATACACAGGAGATAAGTTATATTTATATCCACATAGTGTTCACATTCGATTGTTACGACAATATAAGGGTAGAGGATTTGCAGTGATAGTACATAGTATGGCTGGTGTTAAGTGGGCTGAAACTATAGTACGGGTTTTAAAACTAGAAAAATACGTAGATTTGTGTATGAGCAAAGCGACTAAACATGTAGACGATAAAGAAGATGTTAAAGATATAATTGGAACTAGAGTCTACTTACATAACAACTTAGAATAGGAGATTATTATGAGTTTCGATGGAGCTGAAGAACAAAATATTACAGAATGTAAAGTATGTAAACAACTTAAGATACGTATACAAGATGGTATGTTTAATCATAAAGATAAGCGTTGGATTGGTGAAGATGGTACTCAGTGGGTTGGTAAGAAATGTCCAGATTGTGTACGTGAGTATAACAGGATAAAGCAAAAAGAAAAATATAAGAAATGAGTTTAGAATTATTACTTTCATTGAGTTGTTGGTTCTCCACTCCTCCATATGTATATTCTAATAATCTTACAAATGAATCAGCTTGTTTAAAAATGGGAGAAGGATATTATGTTTATTCAAAACTTGATGAACAAGTTAAAGAGATTGAGAGAAATACCCCTCATTCTATCATATTTACGGCAACGTTACTTTCCAGTATTGAAAAACGAAAAGCCAGTCTCCCGATTTATGGTGGTTCATACTTCTCCGTTGAATTCCCAGACAGAGAGTCCAAAGTTACCCTCGGTCTTCAACATGGATTCTGAAGATATAAATGAAGTTGAAACCAATATTTTAGCAATAAGACTAAAAGTGTTAGGTCTTAATTATCGTAAAGAAAAAGCAATGTCCCTTACTGAATTTTATGAGTGTTCTAAATTAATTAGAAAAGAAAGAGATGATTTAATTAGATCATTAGAACAATATAAAAAATTAGAACAGAAACATCAACTTCCTGTTAGATTAGAATACCGAAGTGCTCTTAGATCTTTAGTAGGTAAGAAAAAGAGATGATATTATATAGATACAGAGATGATTATTTATGTTATTTAATGCATAATAGATACTATATTTGGAACCATAACACACAAAGTATTGCTCCAGCACACTACGCTTACGACATATCAATTATGGAACAATTATGACAGTACATATTTCTTATAATTTTATTGTATTTTTCAAGAATAGAAGTCATCCTTTATGTATAGGAATGGCTGGAGATTTTGGAGAATTAACTATATCTCTTTGGGATAAGAATAGGTTATCTTTATGATTATATTTGAAATAGAAGGAAGAGTACGCGATAGTAAGTTAAAAGAATTAGCATATAGAATACCGACATTAGATTATTATGCATTATTAAGTCCTACTTATGAAGGTAGACTATTTGAAAACGAAGGAATCTTCAATTTTTGTGTTTGTATTCTTTAAGGTTTAAAAAATAAAGATTTACCTTCTTTATATGATCCGTATGAAACTATTTGGAAGTGAACCCAATTTTTCGTGGCACTAAAATCTTCCATCCATAATCCAATTTCTTCTAATTTATCTATATTAGCTAAACACCATTTTTGTAATTCTTGTCTAGGATCAGAGATATCACAAGCTTCTCCACTTAAATGTTTAGATTTCATAGGAATCTTACTATCATCGTAAATACCCTTACTGTGGTATATTCTAAGATGATCTTCCATACTACGTAATCCGCTGGTCACAGACATCGGTTTATTGTATAATGATCTTACCTTGTTAATTTTCTCTAATAATATTTTAAGATTCTTTTGTATTTCTTCTGATTGATCTTCTAATTTATATTTACCATTCAATAATTCATTCATTGATACCATATAACACTCCTTTGTAAAACCACAACTATTACATTTTTTATAAAACCGTTTAAGTGGATAATCTAACATCCAGCCAAGACATCTATCGCATATGTTTTCCATACCATAAGTTGTTTATTTTTATTAACGTATTCGATATATTAGATTAACAACTAAATATGATAAGTCCTCTTAATGAAGTCAATACTGGCAGCGTTTTTACGCACAATATAGCGCAGTTTACGACAAAACTTAATGACTTCACTAAATAACATAGGAGAAAGTTTATGGAAAAACTAACCCGTTTAATTCCAGTAGGGATTCTTTTGGTTTACCTTTTAAAATGTTTAATTACAGGTCCTCAACCTGTAGATGCTGCTATTCTTGGTATATTTGCAGCACTTGCTGGATATGCTGAATATAAATCCGAAGAGAAACATATATTAGCGTTAAAAAGTGAAATAGCTATAATGAAATCATTACAAACTGACATGATAAAACAACAAGAAGAACTAAGATCTCATGTATCTAGCATGAAAATCGGTATGAATATGCGTTCTGGTTCATTAACAGGAAAAACTAACGGTTAATTATGTCTTCAATCGACGAAATGATGAAAAGTTTTGCTAATATTGCTGAGTTGCAAGCATTTTGTGAGCAACAACATGCAACTATTATGGAACTTACACGTAAAATCGATAAAATGAATGATAAAAATAAACAACTAGAAGATCTTTTACAACAAAAGAGTCCAGTATTGGTTGGTGAGTATTCTCCAATAGTACAAACTGGTCGTATAGATGAAGCATATGAAGAAAATATATGTAAAATGGAACTAAAGAAGCTACATGACTTATCTTTAGAGCGTACATTAACATATGAAGAGACTAAAAAAGTAGATATATTTACAAAATTGTTGCTAGCTATAGCACAAAAACCTAAAAGTCAGCTTATTGATACTAAGAAAAAGAACACAGATGAGCTGTTAAGATTGGTATCAAACAATGACGATGAATCAAATTGATTTAAACGGTATATATTTAATAAAGAACAAAGTAAATAATAAATTTTACGTAGGTAGTGCGTCTAAAAGCTTTAAATATAGATGGAATGAACATAAAAGAAAGCTAAATAACGATAGACACTACAACCGATACTTACAATCATCATGGAATAAATACACTAAAGATAATTTTGAATTTATTATATTAGAAATAGTAGAAAAAATAGAAGATATTATAAAAAGAGAACAATATTATATAGATACACTTATACCTGAATATAATTTATCTCCAACTGCTAACTCGGTTAGAGGATTTAAACATTCAGATGAAGCTAAATTGAAGATGAGTAAAGCTAAATTAGGAAAAGTAACTTGGAATACAGGAAGAAAGTGGTCAGAAGAATCTAAATTAAGAATAAGTAAACAACGTACAGGTAAAAAACTAAGCGAATCTCATAAAAATAACATAAAAGAAGCAATGAAATTCGCAAACTTAGAAAAAACAATAATTGCAACTAAAAAAAGACAAAATAAAAAAATATATTGTGTAGAAATTGATATGTTATTTGAATCACAGTTACAGGCTGCTTCTTTTTTACAATTAAGTTATGGCCATATGTCTTTTTGTATTAACAAAGGCAAAAAAGTAAAAGGATATACATTGAAACGAGTTAATAATGAGTAATTCTCCTAAAATTAGCAAAGAACAAGCAATAAGAGAATTATGGTTAAGACATAATATTTCTTGGAAATTAAAACCTCACCAAAAAGCGTTATATGATTTGTTTTATAATACTCAACATAAAACCCAGACTTGGTTATTAGCACGAAGATCTGGAAAAACATATACTTTAGCTATGTTGGCAATTGAAGCATGCTTAAGACAAAATAATACTATTGTTAAATTTTTATCTCCAACTAAAATTCAAATCTCTAGTAACTTGCGTCCGATCATTCGAGATATTTTAAAAGATTGTCCAGAAGAAATTAAACCGGTATTTAAAGCTAAGGATTATATATACTACTTTCCTAATGGTTCAGAAATTCAGCTAGCTGGATCAGAATCAGGTCATTATGAGAAACTACGCGGGGGATATTCACACATAGCAATCATAGATGAAGCTCAAGACGTATCAAATCTTAGTGATGTTGTAAAATCCGTTCTATTACCAACAACACTAACTACAAACGGAAAAGTATTGCTTGCTGGAACACCTCCGAAGAACTCTGATCATGAATTTATCAGTTTTGTTGAAACCGCAGAACTTAGAGGATCATTAATTCGTAAAACTATATATGATAATACTATGATTACTCCTGAAAATTTAGAAGAAATCAAACAAGAGGTTGGTGGAGAAGAAAGTGAAGAATTTAGAAGAGAATTTATGTGTGAAATTATTAAAGACTCTAATTATTCTGTTATTCCTGAATTTACTACACAATTAGAACACGAAATAGTAAAAGACTGGCCTAAACCTCCATTTTACGAATCATACGAGTCAATGGACTTAGGATTTAAAGATTTAACTGTTGTTTTATTTGCTTATTATGATTTTAGAGCAGATAAAGTGATAATTGAAGATGAAATTGCAGTAAATGGAACTAATTTACAATTACCTACTCTAATTGCTGACATTAAAAAGAAAGAAGAACAGCTTTGGCTTAATCCTTTAACTAATGAGATAACAGTTCCAACAGTTAGAGTATCAGATATCAATTATATTGTAACACAAGAGATAGCTAGAGCTTCACAAGGTACTTTAAATTTTTCTCCAGCTAAAAAAGATGATAAAGAAGCAGCTATTAACAAACTTAGAGTATTATTACAAGCTAAAAAAATTATTATAAATCCTAGATGTGTCAATCTTATCAGACACTTAAAGAATGTTCGATGGGATAAGGGTAAAAGTAAGTCAGGTTTTGCTAGAAGTCCAGATGATGGACATTATGATGCTGTAGATGCAGCTATCTACTTGATAAGACACGTTAATTTTGGAAAAAACCCCTATCCTTTCGGATTTGATAGTGGATTGCGACGTGAAGATATATTCGTTTCTAACCCTGATAGTTTTGGAAAATCAACAACTAATAATGTCGATATATATAAAAAGATATTCGGAATAAAAGGACGTAAATAATGGTTGACCTTAAAGACAGAGAAGTGTATTTTGCTAAAAAAGATCCAAAAGATGCAGCATATATTCTTTTACAAAAATCAAGAACTTTTTTTAACGTCATAGAATCTAATAACTATTTAGAAAAACTAAGAAAAATGTGGAAAGCTTACTACGGAGCATACCATAATGACTTAGGATTTGGTCATCAGATCGAATATACAGGCGAACAAGGTGAATTTTGTGCTCTACCTGTCAATCATTTCGCTAACTTAGCTAGACATATCTATGTAATGATCACAACTAATCGTCCAGTAATGGAAGCTAGAGCTGTTAATACTGATTATAAGTCACTTTCTCAGACATACCTGGCAAACAGTATCCTTGACTATTACATGCGTGAGAAAAGGCTTGAGGATGCGTTAAAACAAGCAGCAGAAATGGCTGTTGTTCTTGGTTCCGGCTTTATTAAACTTGAATGGAATGCAACTGCAGGAGAAGCATACGATGTAGATCCTGATACAGGCGAATTTAACTACGAAGGTGAGTTAGAATTTACTAATTTATCACCAATGGACGTTGTTACTGATGGAACTAAAGAATCTTGGAACAATGAGTGGGTTTTAACTCGTTCTAGAGAAAATAGATTTAACTTAATGGCTAAGTATCCTGAATTTGTAGATAAAATTAAGAGCTTACCTTCTATTAATCAAACTAATAACTATAGACTTCAATTATTCTCAAATGATGACACTGATGATGTCTTTATATATGAGTTTTTCCATAAAAGAACAGAGGCAATGCCTGATGGTCGTTATCTTTTATTCTTAGATAGCGAAATAGTATTACTAGATACTAAAATGCCTTATAGAGATTTACCAGTATATCGTATATCTGCTCAAGATATCATGGGTACTCCTTACGGTTACTCTCCACTGTTCGATATCTTCCCATTACAAGAAGGTATCAATGCTTTATACTCTACTATTCTAACAAATCAAAATGCTTTTGGTGTTCAAAACGTATTTGTTCCTAGAAATGCTAATATAGCAGTGAATAATTTGGAAGGTGGACTAAATATCATCGAAGGTGATGCTAAACCCGAACCTTTAAACTTAACTCAAACTCCTGCTGAGACTTTTCAATTCTTAGAAATGCTAGAAAAAGCAGCAGAAACTATCTCTGGAGTAAATAGTGTTGCCAGAGGTAATCCTGAATCTAGTCTTAAGTCTGGAACAGCACTAGCTCTAGTACAATCTATGTCTCTACAGTTTGTTTCTGGATTACAACAGTCATATGTTAAGTTAATTGAAGACGTTGGTACATCTTTAATCAATATTTTAAAAGATTTCAGTACTGCTCCTAAAGTTATTGCTATGGTTGGTAAGAATAACCGTCCATACCTTAAAGAATTCACAGGAGAAAGTATCTCAGCTATCAATAGAGTGGTAGTTGATGTAGGAAATCCTTTATCTAGAACAATAGCTGGTCGTGTTCAAATGGCAGAACAGTTACTGCAGATGAAATTACTTAAATCTCCAGAACAATATATGCAAATTCTTAATACTGGTAAATTAGATTCAGCAATGGAAGGCGAAATGTCTGAATTGTTACTAATTAAATCAGAAAATGAGAAAATGTTAGATGGTATTAATCCAATTGTATCTCCGCTAGATCAACATAGACTACATATTACTGAACATAAATCGGTTTTAGCTGATCCTGAATTAAGAAACGATCAAGCTATGGTTAAAAACGTATTAGATCATATTGAACAACATTTAAATATGTTAAGAAATACTGATCCTGATCTTTTAAATCTTATTGGTGAACAACCTCTAGCTCCTATGGGTGGAAATCCTGCAACAGGTAATGGTGGAGCACCAGTTCCTCCAGATAGACCACTAGAGAATAGTCCAATGAATGATATGATGCAGAATCCTCAACAAGGTAACCCAATGCCAGGAGATCAGATACAAACAAATCAACAAGGATATCAGACACTTCCTCAAATTCCTTCGCCTCCACCTCCTTTTGAGAATTTGCCAGTATCACCAGATCAAATGTTACCAAGGTAATATAAATAACAACTTACTATAGATAAAAAAGGTAGGAAATATGTCAAATGCACTTCCAATATTTGTATTAAATCGTCCATTGTTCACTAATCAATCTTTAACTAGTACTGTGTCTTCAGATATCGTAGATCTAGCTGAAACATTAGGATATGCTATTCATGCTATTTGGACTGGTAGTCCAGATGGAACTATATCAGTTCAAGGTGGAAATGATGGCATAAATTTTGTTGAAGTAGATTCAATTGTAACTGGAGCAACATCAGGGCAACATCTCCTTAATGTAGAAAAACATCATTATCGTTATGTTAAAATAGTTTATACTGCAACTAGTGGAACTGGTTCATTAACTTTGTATATTTCCGGTAAAAGAGGTTAATCATGGCTTCAACTTTCAGAAACATAAGAGGCGATGGAGTTTTAATAGTCCCTACCGTAGCTTCTCTTCCGGTTAGTGCAGCAACAGGATTAATGGCAGTTGACGCTAGTACTACAGATATATATGTATTCGATGGTGTAGTATGGCAATTAAAGTCTGCTAGTGGAAGTGCCGGAGTTACGTCGTTTAATACCAGAACAGGGATAGTTGTCTCTGTTTCTGGAGATTATAATGCATCCCAGATAACAAACACTCCAGCTGGAGGAATATCAGCCACAGATTTACAAGCAGCAATAAACGAATTAGATACAGATAAAATAGGCAATGGAATAGCTTCTAATAACCAATTAATATATCAAAATGGTTCCGGAGTCATAGAAGGTTTACCAGGTTTTTCGAAAGACACAACATCTGGTGGTTTACAAATGCAACTAACCGAGCAACCTAATGCTAATGTTGCTAGTTATACTGTTAGTAGCAATAATATAACTTTAGAGCCACTACAGAACTCTCCAGATGAATCTTGGAATGTTATAATTAATCAAGTTACTATAGACCCTACTAGTACTGGTTTTACATTAGGCACAAATGGTACTGCTGCGAGAACATTATTAAACAAGATATTCCACAATGGAACTTCTGATACTGGTGCAATAGAATTAATACAAAATAATTTTAGCTTAGGTAATGGTACTGACCCTATTGATATAAAAGGTGTTTCTTATCTAATGGGCTTTGGCCAATTTAACGCTAATGTTAACATATCAGGTCCAATACAAGGTTATGGTTTTCAGACTAATATAAATGCAGCAGCTACTATGTCTTCTACGACATATACACAAGCTTTTTATGATGCAGCAAATTTTGCTACAGCAGTACCTAATTATTCATCCTTTAATGCTAGTCCTACAATATCTTCCATCGTAAATAATAATTATTATAATGGTTTAAATATCAATCCAACTATAACTAACTTTACTGGTAATGCTGGTGCAAATGCTGTAGCTATTGGTGGTAATTGGGGTTCTTTTGGTACTGGTGGCTGGAATGGTATTAATATAAATCCAAATATTACATTAGCTAAATATGCGGCTGGTATAAATGTATCAATGGACAACGTTATTGCCTATGCAGGTGTTCAATCTACTTTGACAGAACAAGATTTGACATTTACATGGAATTTAGTAGGAGACAACAATGCCTACACAATGGAATATACTCCAGGAGCTACAGCCGGAGCCGAAGTAGTTTCTATTTTAGGTAATGCTATTGAAGTGCAAATTGAAAATGGAGTTTCAACAGCTAACCAAATTAAGACAGCATTAGAAGCTAATATGGGCTTCAACTCTAATGTTACTGTTACTGTAAGCGGAGTTGGAACTGACCCTCAAGTTACTTTCGGCCCTACCAATTTTATAAATGGAGAAAATGCAGGAAATGTTAAAGCTGCTCAATTTAATGGAGATGTTGAAATTACTGGAGCTTTAAGTTTTAGTGGAGCACTATCAATAGGAAAACTTACAGCATTTGCGTCTCAGGCATTAACTGACGGCGGTGGAACTCCATCTTCTATTCACAGTTTAATTACTAATCCGACAGTTGCGGCCAATGCTACCTTGACTAGTGCTGATTCTATTTCGGTAAATACAGCAGCACTTATAAATATTGGTGATAATGCAGTAGTAGGTACTTCTTTTATTGGAGTAGCGGCTTTGGGTTTACCTGCAGTATTAACCATGGGCACTGGTTCGACTGTTGACAGAATATATGGAGCACTATTTGCTCTAAGCCTAGATGCCGGAGCCACAGGTGGTACTGCAGACGAAGTTGGATTATGTAAAGCCGTAGCAATTCCAAATGGAGTTACTACTGTTAATAATTTATATGGTTATTTATTCGATCTACCTTTTGGTGATCCAGGCACAAAGACTTTTGGATTTTACGATAGACCAGGAAAGAATAATTACTTAGCAGGTCAATTGTTAATTGGTGGTACTGCAGGTAGTGATGATTTAGTTACAAACTCAAGTGTTGCACTTGAAATTAAATCAACAACTAAAGCTTTTATAAATGCTAGAATGACAACGACAGAAAGAAACGCTTTGACTGCAGTAAACGGAATGCAAATTTACAACACGACAGACGATAAGCTTCAGGTTTATGCTGGTGGTTCGTGGGTTGACTTACATTAAAAGGATATATAAAATGACTATTGAACAAGCAAAATTATTACTAAAAAAAGCATCTTCAGGCGCGATATTAACTGATTCTGAAAAAAAAGATATATTAAAAGCAATACATATAGTGTCAAACTCACCGTTGAAGCCTAAAGAGTAATTAGAAATTTATAAACTATTAAAATATTGAAATATATGCAATATTAACAACTGTATTTGTGAGTAAATTTAACTCGTTAGGGGAATATTGTGGACGAAAACGAATTTAGACGTAAAAGAAAATTAACACCTCAAGAACAAATCAATAGTATGATGGGTACAGCTACAGCAGATAGTATGACCGATTTACTAGGATCTAACACTCCTGGACGAGAATTAGGCGGATCTTCTGATTCTACTGCGTATTCTGATGACAGAGAACGAAGAATTAAAGCACTAGAGAGAATGGGAGTTAATCCTAATTCTACAGAACAATATAATAAAGATATACAGAATAAAAAAATAGATCAAGAAGATTTATCTGCAGAGATAGATCCAGAAATTGAACAATATATGCAACGTGAAAGAAGTGCTTATACTCCACCTGCACGTCCTGAATTACCAAAAGAGACTCCAGAACAAAGACAATCAAGAATAATGCAATTACTTAAATCGAGAGGTTTAAAATAATGGGAGATTCTGCACCAAAGACTACAAATATGTTTAAAGGTTTAAAATCTATCTTAAAAGAGACATATGCTAAATGTCCTAAATGTAAAAAGTCTAAAAAGGATTGTTCTTGTGGCAAGTAAAGAAGACATCGAAAGATTTCTGCATTACATTAGTCAGTTAGAAACTTCCGGTGGAAAGAATTTAAATCACGAAACAGTTAAAGAAGGTCCACTTAAAGGTGAAACTGCTGAAGGTAAACATGGACATATGCCTTCTACTCAACGTGATATGATCAATAGATATCCTGCAAATCTTGATGAAAATAGTACACCAGAAGAAATAGATAGACAATTAGCAGAACATGTTTTAAATAGAGCAAAAGGTGATGAAACTTTAGCTTCTGGATTATGGCGTCATGGTCATAACCGTAGAATGGTTCATCAAGCTCCGTTAAAAGATCCTAGAGATATTAGAAATAGTCTATATGCTCAAGAATATGATAAAGTAAGAAGTGAAATTCCTTATACGTTAGATCCTAATCCGTATCAAGAGAAATACGCTGAAGAACAAGAAGAAAAAAAGAAATTTCCTCAATTAGATAAACTGTTTAAAAAGTAATTATAATTTCTTGTATTTCTTGCAAAAAGATTTAATCGAATCTATAGCATCCCATGTATCATCTTCATGATCTATATCTATCCAAAAATATTTATAAATAGAGTTACCATAATAGAATTTATTATAATACATTAATACATGATAATTATATTCTCTTCCATATGTATATTCAGGTATAGCTGAGTATATTTTCATAAAGGCTTAATCCCCATAATCATTCTGATATGTGTAGGGTTAGGATAAGTCGCTACAATATCATTAAATTTACAGTATCTACCGATACGAAACTCATTAAAAAATAATAAAGGACAAATGTTACTACCTTGAATATGGATACTACGTATAATCATAATGATTCGGTATCCTTTGCTTTTTTATACATATCATTATCATAAAACATTTCATCTATATGTTTAAAGTATCCTAATTTACCTATTCGATACCCTCCTATAAATAGTAACGAAAAACTAATAGGTGAATCGTTATATATAATAGACTTTATTATCATAAAACTATAGCCTTTTCTGGAATAGTACAATGTTTTTCAATAGAATAAAATTTAGATCTAACATCGAACATATAATAATCGAATTTATATATGTCATATACCAATATGTCATATACCAAGAGGGTATTTATTAAATATAATCGATTATACATAGTTAACAACTTTCTTTGTGCCATTCAAACGCACTAAAAAAGCTCATCTCAATTAAGAGACAGCTAAAATAATAAGGAGAACATATGTCAGACGCAAGTCAAGCTGCTTCCCCAGCAGCAGAACAATTATCCGCTATGAATGAGTCTAACTCAGAATCTAGCGAAAGTCAAGTAGAATCATCGGAAGGTTCAAACGATTCACTACAGGATGTAGAAAGTCAAGTAGAACAAGTACTTACAGATCCGAATGCTACTAAAGCAGAAAAAGTACAAGCACAAAAGATGCTTAAAAGCTTAAAAATCAAATTCAATGGTAAAGAGTATGACGAAGAATTACCATTCGAAATCCCTGATACTCCAGAAGCTATGAAATATATGCAAAATAAGCTTCAAATGGATAAATTAGCTAGAGTTAAATCTCAAGAATCAGCTAATCAACAAAAAATGATTACAGAATTTATGGATGCTCTTAAGAAGAATCCACGCAAAGTATTATCAGATCCATCTATCGGAGTTGATTTAAAGAGAATCGCTGCTGAACTAATTGAAGAAGAAATCGAAAATAGCAAGAAATCTCCAGAACAAATCGAAAGAGAAAAACTAGAGAACGAATTAAAGGCAATGAAAGAAGAAAGAGAAAAAGAAAAAGACGAATTCAATAAACGTGAATTAGATCGTTTACAACAACAAGAGTTTGAACGATATGACATGTTAATGTCTAAAGCTATTGAAAAGTCTGATCTTCCTAAATCTCCGTATATCATTAAAAAGATGGCTGATTATATGTTAATGGGACTTCAAAAAGGAATTGATGTTACTCCAGATGACGTATTACCGTTAATCCGAGAAGAAATGCAAAATGATTTAAAAGAGATGTTTGCTGTTATGCCTGAAGATATTATCGAATCTATCGTAGGTAAAGAGAATATCAACAGAATACGTAAGAAAAACTTACAAAGAGCAAAACAATCAGCTTCAGTACAACAGGTTTCTCAAGCTAAAACTAAAGACGTTGGAGCAGTTTCACAAAAACAAACTCCAGTTGGTAAAAAAGTTAAAGCTAGAGATTTCTTTGGTTTCTAAGTAAAATCAACTAGTTACGGATTTACACTTGGCATTATAACATATGAGTATGGATAATGTCAAGCTTTTTAACAACTTTCTATGGAACTTTTATGTAGTGACCTTTGTCTGTTTACATGACTTTTAATATCCTCAGGGACTTAAAACATCTAAGTAGAAAAAGATAATCGCCTCACGAAATAAAGTCTACATGAAAACAAAAACAAAATAGGAGAATATAAAAATGTCATATCAAGCAAAAGATAGCCAAGTATTGAACCAACAACTTAAAGTTCAAGAACTTGTTCTATTCGCAAACAATTCATTAATTTCTGACGATTCAACTGATCTTTTCGTAAGCATCGGTGAGAACGTTCAATCTGTACTTTCTTGCCAAAAGCAAGTTGCTGCAGGTACTCTTTCAGGTGTTGTTGCTACCGTACACAGTGATCCAACTAAAATTAAATTAGCTGGTCAAACTGGTCCTGTTGCTTCTACTACTTATGTAATTAAATACATAATCGCTGAATAATATTAAAGAAATTAACTTAACTTTTAACTAAAATATATAAATAAAGGAAAATAAAATGGCTGCTGCAAATACATTCGGTACTCCAAACAATTCAGTTGGTACCCTTAATGGTCTTTTTAAAGAGACTTATGCTGATAAATTACAAGAATTAATCCCTGATGGTGTGAAATTGATGAATAAAATCAAGTTCGCAGCTAAGGACAAAATGCCCGGTAACCTATATCACCAACCAGTTATTCTTGGTATGGAACATGGTGTTACTTTTGCTTCTTCAGACGAAGATGCTTTTAACTTGAATGCTCCAGTTGCTGGTCAAATCCGTGACGCTCAAGTTCGTGGAAATCCAGTTGTTATGCGTTCATTACTTGGTTACGTTGCTCTTTCAAGAGCTGCTCAAGGTGGACAAAAAGCGTTCATGGATGCTACTAAGTTTTTAGTTGCTAACATGTTACGATCTATGTCTAAAAAACTTGAGATCGAAATGCTTTATGGACAAATGGGTTATGGTGCAATTTCTGCAGTTTCTTCTGCAACTTTGACTATCAAAACTTCTGAGTGGGCGCCTGGTATCTGGGCTGGTGCTGAAGGCATGCCTATCGAAATCAGAGACGTAACTGGTGCTACTTCTCGTGGCGAAGCTATCGTTCAATCTGTTGATATGGACGCTAGAACAATCACTTTAGTTAGTGCTGTTTCTGGTATCGTTACTACTGCTTCTTCTGAAGACATTATCTGGCACAAAGGTGCTTATGGTAATGAATTTCCTGGTATCCATAAGATCTTGTCTATCCAATCTGGTACTCTTTTCAACATCAACGTTGGAACATACAACCTATTCCGTGGTAACGTATATTCTGCTGGTTCTGCTGCACTAAGCTTCACTAAGCTTCAATCTGCTGCTGCTAGAGCTGTTGAAAAAGGTCTTGATGGAGATCTTTACTCTCTTGTTAATCCACGTGCTTGGGCTAACATGATGACTGAACAAGCTGCTTTACGTATGTATGACAGTTCATACAGCGAAGCTAAATCAGCTAATGGTTCAAAAACTATCCAGTTCCATTCTCAAAATGGTACAATCGAGATCGAACCTTCAATCTACGTTAAAGAAGGTTATGCATATTGCTTGTCTGTTGATGACTGGTTCCGCGTTGGTTCTACTGACATGACTTTCAAAGCTCCTGGTCAAGGTGAAGATTTCTTCCGACATGTTGAAAATGCTGCTGCCCTCGAATTGCGTCTGTATTCTGACCAAGCACTTTTTTGCCATGCTCCAGGTAAATCTGTTCTTATAAACAACATCGTTAACTCTTAATAGTTAACTCATAATTCTCTAAGTATTCCCAATACTTGATGAGTCTAGAAGCCCGGCTTAAAACGTCGGGCTTCTTTTTTATATAAAACACATAATAATGCTTGACTAATATACACATTTGTTATATTCTATTGTTATAGGAGAAACACATGAGCAAATATTTAGTTTACGCACTTAAAGATCCAAAAACACAAGAAATTAGATATATTGGTAAATCTACTAGCGGCATGCGTCGGGCTTTACAACATAAAGACTCATCTAGTTTAAAAAAGATTTCACATAAAAACAATTGGATTAAATCTTTATTAGAATCGGGATTAATGTACCAAATTGAAATATTACAAAATTGTTCTTCAAATGAAGAAACACTACAAGCTGAAATGTACTGGATTAAATTTCATAAAGAAAAAGGAACAAATTTAACTAATCTTACTGATGGTGGAGAAGGTAACTCAGGATGGGATATGCCAGAAGAAACAAAAAGAAATATCAGTATCGCTAGAAAAGAATTTAATAAAAATCATCCAGAAGTACATCAAGCTATTATTGAAAAACAAAGAAAACAACACGAATTTCTTAATGGAATTGAACATAAACATTGTTCTGACTGTAATTCATATAAACCACTCACTTCTTTTTGTAAAAATAAAGGATTTTGGGATGGGTTTAAATCTATATGTAAATCTTGTTCTAATACTAGAGTACAAGAATATCGTAAAGAAACATTTATTCCAATGAACGAACAAGAATGGAAACAATCATATGTAAATCGTTCTGAAGCAAATAGCAAAGGTGTAACTGAGTATTTTAAAAATAACCCAGAAGCAAAAGCTAATATATCTAAAAGAATGTCTAAACCTGTAATTGGAACATGTGTAACTACTGGAAAAGAAATCAGGTTTGAATCAGCTTTAAAAGCTAAAGAAGCTGGATTTAATAATACTAATTTAGGACAGGCTATTTCGAAAAATAAAGCATATAAGGGATATATCTGGAAAAAAGCATAATTAACAACTATATGTTATGACTGCATTTCTAGCAACTTTTATACCATTTATTATATTATCATCTGCTCTAGCTTGGATGATGTTCACTTCTCCGCATCCTGAGCTTCCTCCAATGTCACCAGAGCGTCAAAAAGAACTACTAATAGCTTTAGCTGAACAAAGAAGAAAACGCAAAGAACGAAGACTTAAGCGTTTAAATAAGAAAAACTAAAGATCTATTTTCCTCCATCCATGTAAGTTCATATGCTCAATGTATTTATTCTTATCTTGAGATACATATGTCGATTCTTGTGATATAATAATTAACCCTTTATCGGTTGATACGTCAATTGCTAAATCCATATTAGATAATCCAATATTATCAAACTGATGATCGAAATCTACTATAAATAATTTATAGGTTATTACCATTTATTGGCCTTTCTTTTTATATACACTATATCCCAATCAATGACCAATTCACCATCAATTACATGCCCATACGTACCAAATCCGTAGTTAAATATAACTAAATTATCCTTAAATGTATATAGATAGTACCTCATAACTATATAATATACCTTAAAATTTAATAAAAATCAATATAAATTACTTATTTAACAACTTTATTTGACTAGTTTTACTAACAAATCGAGGATTTATAATGTCTAAGACACTTACTTTTGGATCTACTCCTGTAGAAATCCCTACGTCTGCGAATGCTCCAAATTGGAGTGAAGGTGTTACAGAAGCATTTACAGCAATAGCAGATACTTTAGCAACAGTTGCTGGAGCATTTGATGTTCCATCTCAATCAGTATCAATAGATTCATCTAATCCAGGATCACCTAATACTAACATTGAAGCACTTAGTTTTCCTATTACTGATGTTAGAGCTATAAATATTACATATGCGGTAAATAGAACAACAAACTCAACAACAGCATACGAAACTGGTACAATTATTGCAATATATTCTGCAGCTAATTCTATCGGTAATAAATGGGAAATGTCTCAAGATTATATCGGTGATGGTAAAATAAAATTTAATATTACAGACTTAGGTCAAGTTCAATATACATGTACGGCTATTGCTGGAACTGGTCACTTAGGTCAAATAATATTTTCAGGTAAAGCAATATTACAAAGTTAATTATTAAGGAGTTTTAAATGGCTTTTGGTATCAGAAAATTTATTGAAGGTATCTTAGTAAAAAATAGTACAGATACCACAAAAGAAGTTGAGTTAAAAGTTTCAAATAGTGCAACTACTGCAACTAAAACTACTATATTAGCTAGTCAAACTGCAAATGTTACTGTTACCTTACCAGACTCTACTAGCACTTTAGCTACAACTGGAGAAGTTGCAGGAAAAGCAGATACAGATCTAAATAACATAGATCCAATTGCTGCTGATCTAATTCCAGATGGCAATATAACAAGAGCTATAGGATCTACTATTGCTGCTTGGTCTGGTGTATATACTTCACAATTAACTGATTCATCTAACGATGCAAGTTATGTTGTAGATACTAGAGTAACTTACGATACATCTACTACAGTATCTGTTGATGCTGATGCTCGATTATTAAAATCATCTGCAGGAAATAAATTAGGATGGTCTGGAACAGACAATACTACATATGCATCCATTATTCCAAATGCAGATAATACATTAAATTTAGGAAATACTACTACCAAATTCAATACATTATATGCTAATACAGTTGCTTCTACTAGTTCATCTCCTTCTGTTGTTCTTGGTGCTTCTGCTGAGCTTAAAGATTCAGCTGGAGATACTTCAGTTGATTGGCCTAATCGTCAATTACAATCAGGAGCTACTGTAAAATTGGATTGGTCAGGAACTGATGTTAGTTTAAACACTCGTAAATTAACTAACGTAGTAGATCCTACTTCAGCACAAGATGCTGCAACTAAGAACTACGTAGATAGTTCTTCTGCTGGAAATTTAGCAGTAACAACAAAAACTGCGAATTATACATTAACTGGAGCAGATAGTGTTGTAATTGGTGATGTTTCTGGTGGAGCATTTACACTAACATTACCTACTGCAGTTGGAATTACTGGTAAAGTATTTACAATTAAATATGGTGGAGGAGTTGGTCAAAATCAATTAATAATAGCTACAACATCAGCTCAAACTATAGATGGAATTTCTAATATATACATGACTTCGTTTGGTGATGTAACAAGACTAATGTCAGATGGTTCCAATTGGGTAGAAATATCAGCAAGTAGAGTTGTTGGGGCGAGGTATCATAGTTCAACTACTGCTGCGGTTGTTGGAGATGTAGTAATGATTCAGCCTAGTGTAACATATGATACATACGGAAGTTATAACACAGGAAACGGACAATATACTATAATGGAATCAGGACTTTATACTATTGATTGTTCTTGGCAAATTAACGCAGGTGCTTTTAGTACAACTCAAGACATGGCAATACTTATATATGTAAACGCTAGTAATATTCCTGGAGGTAACTTAGGGTATATGGTAGGAAACGGAGCTACTAATTTTTACACAGTACAAGGATCAGATACGTTACAGCTAAATCAAGGATCAGTTGTAACTATAATACTAAGGAGTACAGTTGCTGGAGCTTGTACCACTAATTCGTTTTTCAGTATAAGTAAAATAAAATAAACAGAAAGAGTATATGAAAGAATTATTAATATTATTGAGATCTATAAATTTATACGCACATCAAGCTCATAATATATGTGCAAGAATTCCTTTCTTTCAAGATCATGAATTCTTTAACGAAGTGTACACTAACGCTGATTCTGCTTATGATGACGTTATTGAACGTATGATTGGTTTATATGGAGAAGAAAGTATTCCTTCTCTACCTGAACAGTTAGTTGCAATTTCTCAAATCATTGAACAATTACCTGAAAAAGGTGTTAAAGAAAATGCCATATTTTTTCAAGTGCTATTAGAAAAACAAAAATTAGTTTGTTCTAAAATTGAACAATTATGTACTGCAGGTAATTTACCTCAAGGTACTATTCAAATGCTCGGTAATATTGCAGATAAATCAGAACAATTTCAATATAAAATGAAACAGCGATTAAAACGATAATAAGGAATAATTATGGCAGAAGTATCAAGTAAATCAATGAGTCAAAAAGATGGAATGCAAGTTTTAAAAGCAGCATTTAATGATAACGATATGACTATTAGTACTTCGGGTTTTTTAGATGGTAAGGTAGGACATAGACTCAAAACTAAAGTAGTTTCTGTAACTGTAGATGAAAATCTTTTCTTTGATGAAGTACATGTAGAAACTGCTTCTTTTACTAATTCTTCTGCAGTTGTAACAGTTTCAAATACTATCAATTTTAAAGTTGGACAATATGCTTTGTTAGACGTTGGTACTTCTGGAATACCAGATGATACTACAATTTTATCTATCGACTCTAGTACACAAATTACGTTGTCTGCAGCATATGCAGGAGCAACTGGATCAGAAACATTACATGTTGCTAATCTTATAAAAAGATTAAGATTACAATATAATAATGCTGGACATGATATTTTATTAGATGCTGCTAGAATTAGTTAATTAATAAAGGAACGAATAATGCCTAAATATAATATAACTACTAAAGTTTGGAGAGAAAATCTTTGTTCTCAAAAACAAACAGATATGTGGCATAAGATGTGTCCTTCTTGTGATGTTGTTGAACAAATTACATACGGGAGTGCTTGGAATATTCAAACTGGAAAATTTAAAGGACAATGTAAAAAATGCGCAGGAAAAGAAAGTCCTAACTCTGGTCAGTTTAAAAAAGGTCATGCATCATGGACTCTAAATAGATCAGGAGAATTACATCCTTGTTGGCAAGGAGGAAAAACCTCCGAAGTTAATAAATTAAGAAATACTAAAGAATATAAATTATTTAGAAAAACAGTTTTAAATAGAGATAATCATATGTGTACTATATGTAGTAATACTAAATCATTAGAAGTAGATCATATTAAACCTAGGTATTTATATCCAGAATTACAATTTGATATAAACAACGGAAGAGTTTTATGTTCTGATTGTCATAAAAAAACAGAAACATATGGTCCTAAAGTTAAAAGATTAAAGAGGAATACATAATGCCTAAGTATAATATTAATCCTTTTACCGGAGTTTTGGATGGCTTAGGATCTGGAGCAACTCTAGCTATTGGCGGAACCGTTGCTGGAGCAAATCCTGAATCTATTCTTCTAGTAGACAGTGCTGGTAATTTAGCTGATTCTGGTACTCTTACTGATGGTGAATTAGTAATAGGATCGACAGGAAATACTCCTGTCTCTGGTAGTATTACTGGAACAGCAAATGAAATAGTAATTACAAATGGTCCTGGTAGTATAACCATTTCTTTAGATGATAATATTCCTGCAACTAAAATTGCAGATGGTACAGTTTCAAATACTGAATTTCAATATATAAATAGCTTATCTTCAAATGCCCAAGATCAAATAGATTCTAAAATACCTTTAACTCAAAAAGGTGCAAATAATGGAGTTGCTCCGTTAGATGCTGGTGGAAAAATAGCATCTATATACTTACCTAATTCTGTTATGGAATTCCAAGGTACTTGGGATGCAGCAACTAATACTCCTACGTTAGTAGATGGAACTGGTAATACAGGAGATGTTTACTGGGTAACTGTTGCAGGGACACAAAACTTAGGATCTGGTCCACAAACTTTCGCTGTAGGTGATTTTATTATTTACAACGCTAGTAATATTTGGGAAAAATCAATAAATAGTAATGCTGTTGTATCAGTTAATGGACAACAAGGTGTAGTATCATTAGATACTGATGATATTCCAGAAGGAACTGCTATATATTTTACTGATGAAAGAGCACAAGATTCTATCGGGGGAATATTAACAGATTCAGCTAAAGTAAGTTTAACTTATAATGATGGAACTCCATCGATTACTGCTGACATTATAGCTGATAGTTTAGTAAATGCTGACATTAATTCAGCAGCAGCTATAGATGCAACTAAGATTGCCGATGGTTCTGTATCTAATACTGAATTTCAATACATTAATTCTGTTACTTCTAATGTTCAAACTCAATTAAATGGAAAAGCTCTAGATTCTGATTTAACTAATCATATTTCAGATACTACTACTCATGGTACCATTGGTGACATAGTTGGTACATCAGATACTCAAACTTTAACAAATAAAACAATTGATGCCGATTTAAATACTATAACTAATATTGAAAATGCAGATATTAAGTCTGGTGCAGCAATTGATGCTTCTAAGCTAGCAGATGGTTCAGTTTCTAATACTGAATTACAATATATTAATTCTTTGACATCTAATGCTCAAGATCAAATAGACGGAAAAGCTAATGTTAATCTAGGTAACTTAATGGGTACTGCAATAAATGTTAATTTATTACCAGACACTAACGGTAGTCGTAATCTAGGATCTAGTCTATTTACTTGGGATAGAGCATACCTTGGTGGAATATACGATCCGTCTAATCAAATTGCCTTTAATCTAACAGGTAGAACTCTCACTGATTTAGCAGGAAATACTTCAATAGACCTAGACAATCAATTATTACTAACAAGTAGTACAACTAAATTAGACTGGTCTGGTACTAACATAGATATTAATACTAGAAAAATAATAAACGTAGTAGATCCCACTTCAGCACAAGATGCTGCAACTAAGAATTACGTAGATGTTAGAGATTATTCATCTACCGGAGATATAAAACAAACATCATTTGCCGGAGCAGATAGTCAGGCAGCTCCAGATGATATAACTGGATTTCTTTTTAGTAATGCATCTGTACGTAGTTTTAAAGCCTTAGTTTCTGTCTCTATAGATGCTACAGCTGAATTATACGAGTCTTTCGATTTACAAGGAATACAAAAAGGTTCAACTTGGGACTTATCTATTTCATCCGTTGGTGACGATTCTTTGGTTAATTTTAGTATTACTAATGCTGGTCAAATTCAATACACTTCAGATACATATGCAGGATTTACTAGTTTAACTATTAAATTTAGAGCAATTGTTACAAATGTGTAAATATAGGAACAATAACAACTATTAGTATGAAAAACACATTATTGACACAATTAGACCATAACCAGATAATAAAGCATATATTCGATGAAGAAAACGATGCACAACGCGTTAGTATCGTCTCTGGTCAAATTCCTGACATTAAGGTAGACATAGATCCATCCACAATAACAGCTGCAATACAAAAAGGATTAGAGTCTTTTAACCCACAACCACAAAAAACAGACAATTTTAACATTCAAGTCGTGGAAGTACCTGTAATCATTAAAGAAACTATTATAGAGAAAATAGAAGTACCCGTAATCATTAAGGAAATTGAATATAGAGAAATTAAAGTACCTTTCGAAGTGATTAAGACGATAGAGATAGAAAAACCTATAATTATAAAACAACCAGAAGTTCATATACTTACCAAGTCTACACTAGAAACTAAATATCTTAGGGTAGCTGTTGGTTGTTTACTTATTAGTGAAATATTAACCCTGCTATTTATTTTTAGCAGACATTAAGGAGATGTACAAAATGAAAGACAAAATGGCAAAGTTGATGGGAGAAAAGAAAAAGATTTCTCCAATCGAACAAAAAGCAAAGATGAATGTTCTTGAGCAATTAAAAAAAGATATGCAAGACATGATGGGTGATAAAGTTGCAGGACTTAAAAAAGTTACTGTTGCTTCTCCTGATTCAGAAGGTCTTGAGCTTGGTTTAGAAAAAGCTAAAAATCTAATTGAAGGTCAAGAATCTGAAGAGTCAGATGAGACAGAAGAATCTGAAATGCCTGAAATGGAATCAGATGAACATAAAGATCATATGGAAATGGCTCTAGGAGAATCAGAATCCGAAGAATCAGAAGAAGACATTGATGCTAAAATTCAAGAGCTTCTTAAGAAAAAAGAAATGTTAAAAAAATAATTAATATTTTCTAATTTTCTATTCCAAATAATTTAACTAGTAGAGGATATAAATGGCGTCTAAACCATGGAAAACGACAGATGAATTAGTGGAAATGGTAAAAAGAAAGATAGCATTACCTATCTATCAATCTACTTTTTCTAAACAAGACGTTATTGATTTTCTTAACGAAGAAATGATGATAAGTCAAATTCCGGCATTGTTACAATATCATGAAGAATATTTTGTATTTAAAAAAGAAATTCCATTAGTTAATAATATTTCAAGATATCCTATGCCAGATCGATCAATCGGAATGCGTTTACGTGATATTAAATACGTAGATTCAAATCGTAACTTCTTTGATATGTCACAGATTCCGGCAGATGATAAAGCTTTTTTTCAACGAGCAATTGGATCTAACCAAGCATTGCATAAATTCTACATAGAAGGCAATGATATAGTATTAACTCCTACTTTTCTTACATCTCCAAGTGGAAGCTTAGCGTTATACTTTTACATTAGACCTAATCAGTTAGTTGAAAACTCAAGAGCTGCAATATCTACTAGTTTTGTTAAGACTGTTACTATTTCAAATAATGCAACAGTAACCGATTCGTTAAATACTATAGTAATAAATAATGTGTCATTTGTTCCTAAAACAATATTAGATCCAGGTGCAGTAAATGAATTTCTAATAGGAGTAGATGCAAACGCAACTGCTAATAACTTAGCAAATGCTATAACTACTTCTGCTTCATTTAATTATATAACAGCAACTGCTAATACTAATGTTGTAACAATAACTAGTACTAAAAATTCAATGTTATGGACTATCAACAACGATACTAATTGTTACACTTTTGTAAATCAACATCAAATAGTTTGTTCGGATGTTATCCCTTCTAATATTACTACTTCAGTATTAGTAGATTTACTTCAAACTAATGCTGGTCATAAAATATATGACTATGATATTGTACCTCAAGCAATCTCTGGAAGCACAATCGTATTAAACGATTCTGATGTTCCTAGTACATATGTTGTAGGTGATTACATATGCGAACAACATGAGTGTATTATTCCTTATCTACCTCCTGATTTACATAACGCGTTAGCAGAAAGAGCTTCTTCTAGAATTCTTGCTGCACAAGGCGATGCAGCAGGACTTCAGATGGCCCAAGCTAAGATACAAGAAATAGATCAACAGACTAATCGTATCATTGGCGATAGAGCAGAAAGTACTCCTCTTAAGTTAAATGCTAGAGGAAGTATTTTACGTTATACTAAAATGGGAAGAAATCGCTGGTAATTTAATTAAAGACGGATGTTAAAATGGCAAGCTTAGTTACATTAAAAGCTACAGGATTACAAACTCAGCCCAATCAATTGGACTTAGCCGAGGGTTCGTTATCTGTTGCTTCTAATATTATTATCGATAGAGATAACGTAATTGAAAAACGTAGAGGATTTAAACTTTACGGTAATTCATTTGGATCATCATCTAATATATCAAAACAATTAATGGAATATAGAGACAGATTAATTCGTCATTATTTAGATAAATTACAATACGATAATGGATCTGGAACATTTACTGATTTTCCTGGAACATTTACTGAACCAGAAACTGGAATTAGAATTAAATCAGTTGCAGCTAATAATAATTTTTATTTTACCACTTCGCAAGGGGTTCAAAAAATAGCAGCAGCTACTAGCGATTTAAGTACATCTGTAATTTCTAATGCTGGTGGAGTAAAAGCAATAGATATATCTTCTGCATTAAAATATACATATGGATCTTTAACTGGCTTTTTACCAGTAGATTCAGCTGTTGCATATCGTGCTGTATGGGGAATAAAAGATGTAAATGGTAATTTAATTTTAGGTACTCCTTCTCCTAGATCTGAAATATACAATCCGATTACCCCAGTAATGAATCAAGATTTTATGAGATTATTACAAGGATTAGATAATGCTGCTGCAGTTCCTGCAGGTCAATCATTAACTGATGTTGATTATACTACAACATTAGGATTACCTATATATTCAGATGCTACTTTATTACGAACCAACATACTTTCTTTGTCTGCTAAATTAGATACAGATATTTATCCTGCATTACCAGCAATAACTACTCCTGATCCTTTTTATACAGCAGGACCTCCTCAATATGTACGTATCAAGTTTGTAGCAGCTCACGGCCTAATAGTTGGAGATTCGGTTAAAATAACAGGAATGATACCAGATGCGTATAATGGTGTATTTTCCGTAATTAATATTCCAGCAGCAGATACTATAGATATTTCAGTAATTGCTAACCCTGGAACATATACTTCTGGTGGAGTAGTAACTAAAGTAAAATATCAAACAATATTAGAACCAGATGAGTTAAGCATTCCTCAAACATCAGCACAATTAAGAAGCATCCAAGATTATATGGATGAGATTATTTTAAAATTACAAACAAGTCCAACTTCAGAAATTACAAATACTAATTTAAATTTATATATAGATGAACTAAATGTAACCAAAACCTCTACTGTTAATTTAACTATAAATATTCCTACAGAGGTAGTGAGTGCAGGATTAAATCAATACTTTTTGCAGTTATATCGATCTAATATAACAGAAGCAATAGGAACCACGGTATTAAGTGAATTGGTTCCAGATGATGAAATGAAATTAGTATATGAAGCTTTTCCAACAGCATTAGAATTAAGTGCTAATGTTATGTTATTTGAAGATATAACACTAGATACTTTCGCTGGAGCTAATTTATATACAAACGAAGCGACAGGAGAAGGAGCATTACAAGCAAATGATGCGCCTCCTTACGCTAAAGATTTAGCTAGATTTAAAAATGTTACGTTTTATGCTAATACTAAAAATAAACAAAAAAAGCTATTATCTTTATTAGGTGTATCTAATATGATAACAGATTACAATAACAGTATAATTCCAAAATTAACAATAACAAATGGAACAAATACTGTTACTTATTCTTTTGTTACAGGATTACAAGAAATAACAGATATAACTTGTGTAGCTGATGTTGCTGATAGTTTAAATGGTACATATTTTGATATATATTCAGCAGAAGATGTAACTAAATATCGTTTTTATTATAAAACATCAGGGGGGACTGATACTCCTCCAGCTATAACTACAGAAACTCTAGTTAAGATCTACATAAACACTAACGATGCCGACACTAGTGTTGCGGGTAAAACTAAAGACATATTAAACGTATATGGTGTAGATTTTATAGCCGAAGATAACACGTTACCTACTATACAAGTAACAACTACTGGATTTGGGTATACGACAGATGCGTCTGCTGGAACTACAGGATTTACAGTTACAGTTACACAACAAGGTAGAGGTCAATCTATATCCACTAATCCTAAACAGGTTCTTCTTTCAACTAACATATCTCCAGCAGTAGCTGTCGATGAAACAGCAAGAAGTTTAGTTAATATAATAAATAAAGATACCTCCAGTCCAGTATATGCTTATTACTTATCTTCAGCTAGTGGTGTTCCTGGTAAATTCTTTTTAGAAGCAAAATCACTAAATTCTGATGTATTATATATGTTAACCAATAATTCAGTTACTGGAGCATCTTTTAATCCAGATTTGAGTCCTACTTCTAGTATTACTGCTATTTCTTCTGCAAATCCTACTGTAATAACTACTAGTGCTCCTCATGGTCTAGTCAATACTTCAACTGTTGTTATTTCATCATCTAATTCTCCAACTAACATAGATGGCAAATATTCAGTTACTGTAGTCTCTTCTACTCAATTTAGTATCCCTGTCGATTTATCTGCTATGGTAGTAGGTTCATATTCTGCAGTTTATTCTAAAACATCAGATGTTGAAGCAAGTGAGAATGAAACAAAACCAAATAGAGTTTATTATTCTAAATTAGACCAACCAGAAGCCGTTCCGTTGTTTAATTATTTCGATGTAGGTGATTCAGATAAAGCTATCCTTCGTATTTATCCTCTTAGAGATAGTTTATTTGTATTTAAAGAAGAAGGACTATATCGTATATCCGGTGAAGTATCTCCTTTTACCTTAGCTTTATTCGATTCTTCTTGTAAAATAACAGCTCCCGATTCAATAGGAGTAGTAGCTAATTTGATATTTGCTTGGACTAAAAAAGGAATAGAGACAATATCAGAGTCTGGTGCATCCTTAGTGTCTAGACCAATAGATAACGATATATTGAAACTAGGAAGTACCAACTATACTAATTTTAAAACAACGACATTCGGACTAGGTTATGAATCAGATAAATCGTATTTAGTATGGACAGTAACAAAAACAAATGATTCTGTTGCTAAAATATGTTATAGATATAGTACCGTTACGGGAGCATGGACTACGTACGATAAAACTAATACTTGCGGAATAGTTAAAGTTCTAGAAGATAAATTATTTCTAGGAGCAGGTGATATTAATTACATAGAAGAAGAAAGAAAGACATTCACAAGAACTGATTATGCTGATCGTGAATTATCATTTCAAATAAACAATAATGCTTACTCTGGTAATAAAATTAAATTTACATCTATAACTGATTTTGAAATAGGTGATGTACTAGAACAACAACAGACTCTTACTCCTTATATATATAATATGTTATTAAAGAAATTAGATTTCGATCCTGGTTCTAATTTTACATCGTTTTATACAACATATCAAGCTTTGGGTGGAAATAACATGCGAGATAAGTTGGTAGAGTTAGCTCAAAAATTAGATACATTAGGATTAACTTTTACTGATTATGAAAGTGTAATTGATTCTAAAACCGGAAGTATAGGTTCTCAAACAATAGGAGGATCTGCAGTTGAAATAACATCAACTGCTCATGGATTAAAAACCGGAAGATATATTAACATATTTGGAAATACATCAACTCCTAGTATTAATGGAGATTGGTTAGTTACGGTTATAGATGCTAACACTTTTAGTATTCCTACTGTGATAAATACTTCGGTTTCTGATGGATCATTTCTCACTTTAGATGATAATTTTGAAGATGTTAAAGGATGTTATAATCTTATAATAAATAAATTAAACGCAGATCAAACTATAGGGTTTACTAATTATTTAGAAATAGATACGACAACTAATATCGAAGCAATTGTTACTGATATAAATAAAATAACAAAAACAATAACTTTAAATATAACACTTGACTATGTGGTTGGTCCTGTTTTATTATATAAGTCATATACTAGTACTGCTGTTTACTCACCAACTACAATGGGTGATCCGTTAGGATATAAACACGTTAGAGAAGCTACTGTAATGTTTGAAAATAAAGCATTTACTTCTGCAATACTTAGTTTTGGAAGTGATTTATTACCGATGTATATACCTATTCCTTTCAATGGTGATGGTAATGGTATATATGGTCATAATAACTTTGGAGAAGGCTTTTATGGAGGATCATCACATAGTGCTCCATTCAGAACGTTAATACCCAGAGATAGTCAACGGTGTAGAGCATTGAATGTTAAATTAGAACATGATGTTGCCAGAGAAAATATAATAGTTTACGGAATTTCAATCACAGGCGAAGTAGGCTACAGCACAAGAGCTTACAGAGGTTAACATGAGATTACCTAATTATCGTAGAATATTTTCTAATGATTTTGAAGAACAATTTAAAGATTTGTTAGATAAATTGTCAGGTACATTAAATTCTGGTATAGAAGTTATTTACGAAGCATTGAATAATAAATTAACGTTTAGAGATAACTTTGCAGCAACAGTTGCCGAGTTTAACGTTATTGTAGATAGTAACGGTATTCCTAACGGGACAACTAGTTTCAAGCTTTCTAACTCCTTGAAAATAGAAGGATTATTCGTAATAGCAGCAACCGACACAAGTAATTCTACCTTATATCCTCCAGGAGCTGTTTTTGTAAGTGGGAATCCTAGTAATACTTCGTATATAATAAGCAATATAAGAGGTTTAACTCCAGGTAGAGAATATAGAATTAAAGTAGTAGTTTTAAATTAGATACGATATGTTCGTTTTAACAACTCTATATGTTGTATCTCTACGTAATTTAAAGGGAAAAAATGGCTATAAATTTTAATCAACAAAATCCAAATAACCCACAAGGTCAGCTACCTAATCAACAAACACAACAATCGTTTAAACCTAAATCTACTGGATTCACTAATATCCAACGAGTGTTAGGTGCGAATAAAAACAATAAATTAGGTCAAGCTGTAACTCAAGGAGTACAAGGAACTGTTCAAGGGGTTAAAAGTAATTTACAACAAGAAGTTCAAAAAAATAAACAAATAGCAGATAATTACAATAGTCAAATAGGTCAACAACAACATCAAGCAAATCAGGTCATAAGTCAAGTTAATCAACCTGATCCAAATGCTGATCTATCTCAAATTGCAAATGCTAATCAAGAATTATTTCAAAACGTAAGATCTTCTAATTATACCGGACCACAAGAATTAGGTAATATACAAAAGCTACAACAACAAGCTGGAGACGTTGAACAGTTAGGTAAACAAATAGCAGGTAGCAATAGAGAAGGTCTTTTACAACGGTATGTTGGTGGAGATAGATACACTGGAGGTCAACGTAGACTTGATAATTTACTTTTAGGTCAAACTGGACAAAAAGAGTTAAATCAAGCTCGTCGTGACACTATGGGAATTGATGATAGTATAAGTCAAGCCAATAGTGAAGCGGCTAATCGATTTATGTCTAATTTAAAATATAAACAAGATGTTGCTGGTAGCATTAATCAACAATTAGGTCAATCTCAAGAAAAGATAAATAGTGATATTCAAAACGTATTAAATAATCTACAATCAGATAATCAATTTCTTCAAACTAAAGATAAAGCAGTTCGTGATTATTTATCACAAAGACAAAAAACAGGTGCAGGTGAAGTTCAGACTCAAACTATGATAGATCCAGTAGATCAGGCTATGGTTGCTTTAGAACGGGCTGGAGTAAGCGCTGGTCAATATAAAGATCAATTAATGAAAGCTTTAAACGCTGGATTAGATCCGCGTGAATTAGTTAATGCTAGCTTAAAAACAAATTTAGGTCAAAATATAACAAAAGAAGGAGCAATGACTGGACAACAAGCATCTCAGTTAAACGCCCTATCTAGACTTAGTGGAGATAATTCAACTACGTATAATAAAAATATAGAAGCAACTAAAGGTGGATTTAATTTTGATATTAATAATATTCAAAAAAATATAGCAGAACAAGAAGCATATAATCAAGCAAATGCAGAAGAAAAAGCTAGAATGTTAGCAGATAGAGATGCTAGAACTAGAAAAGAAAGAATGGCTGCAGAAAATACAAGAAAAGCTCTATATTTATTAAATCCAGCATTAGGCGCATCAGCTGATATGTTATCTGGCGATTTCCAAAAAAGCGATGCATACAAAGCACTACAAAAATATGGTGGAATGGATAAAGTATTCGAATTAACAGGTAACACTTCAAATGCCCTAAATCGAGCTATGAGCGGAGAACAATCATTAGATTCGGCTTTAAGCGACACTACTAGTAATTTATTAAAAGATATTGCAAATAGACCTGGACAATATATTAATTTATCTCCAGGGATGACAGCAGAAGACGCATATAATCAAATTAAATCAATAGGATCTAATCCAGGAGATGCATATAATCGCGGTGATATCAAAAAAGGAATAGAAAGCGTTGGAAATACGGTTTCTGATGCAGTAAGTAACGTTACTTGTCATCTAGCTGGAACTATGATACGATTAATAGATAACAAATTTAAATCTATAGAAAATATTAAATTAGGAGATATGTTATATCTTGGTGGAAAAGTTACAGCACTTGGTTCAAGTGTAGCTAACGAATTTTATGATTATAAAAATGAAAAAGTTACAGGAGAACATGCGGTATTTGAAGATGGAAAATTTATTAGAGTTAAAAATAGTAAAGACTCTAAATTAAATATTGTCAATAATGAAATTATAGTGTATATTATAGTAACTGAAAAACATTTAATGGTTACTAACAATATAATATGGGCAGATTATGCTGAAACTCCATTTGCTATGTCTTTAACCGATGATCAACGATTGACTTGGTTAAACGATCAAGTAGATAGAAATAAAGAATTAGAAATTATTCAAAAGGATTTGAACAATGAAATTGCGATTAATGAAGAGAAAAACAGAATATCGGTATTTAAACCAATTATGGAAAAAATACAAGTATTTACCTCCTCATTTAAGTATTTTACCAAAAACAAGTTATTTTGTTTTAGATAAAAACAATAAAATAATAGCTTCTGGGTTATTATTTTTAACTAATGGTAAACTAGCAATGATTGGATGGTTGATAGTTGATAAAGATATTAAAAATAAGAAAGTAATAATGAATTTTTTAATTAAGAATCTTATAAATAAAGCAAAAGAAAAAGGTATAGTATGTATCTATACTTATAGTAAACATTCTAGTATGCTTTATATGTATAAGAAAATAGGATTTAAAAAATATGGTTCAGGAATAAATACATTAGGATTTAGTTGTAATAATATTAACTTAGCTTTTATGAAGGAATAACAAATGGCTCCATTAATGATCGCAGCAATAGCAGCTCCAGTAATATCCGGCGCAATGGGTCACTTCCTTGGCGCAGGAGATAGGGCAGCAGCCGCTGCGAAATCTGCAGAAGCAGTACAAGGGTTGATAGATGTAGGATTACCTCCTGATCTATCTAAACGATTAGTACTTGAAGAATTCCAAAAAGCAGGAATGCTAGATCCAGAAACAGAAAAAACTATTAACATGAATGTATCTAAAGTTGCTGGAATCCAAGAAGATTCTAAACTTAAAGATGCACAAATGTCTTCTTTAGAATTACTAAGTCAAAGAGCTAATACCGGATTAAACCCAGAAGATATGGCTGCTCTTAATAAAATAAGAGATCAATTAGCTAGAGATCAAAATGCAAAACAACAACAAATAGTTCAAAATTATCAAATGCGTGGTATGGGTGGTTCTGGTGCAGAATTAGCAGCTGCGTTATCTGCAGAACAATCAGGTGCAAATCAAGCTTCACAACAAGGTGATCAATTAGCAGCAATGGCATCTCAAAACGCATTACAAGCGGCTATGCAATCTGGTCAATTAGGTGGATCTATCAGATCTCAAGATTTCGATGTTAGTAAGACTAAAGCTGGTGCAGAAGATGAAATGAATAGATTTAATATTCAAAATCAATTAGGACAACAACAAAGAAACGTTGCAGCTAAAAATCAAGCACAACAGTTTAATTTACAAAATGAACAAAATTTAATGAATGCTAATACACAACAAGCAAACACCGAAACTCAAAGACAAAATCAAGCTAAACGTGATTTTTATACAGATAAAATGAATAGAGCGTCTGCATTAGGTAATGCATTAAATGGTCAAGCTAATCAATTAAACAATCAAGCATCAGCTACTGGTCAAATGTGGTCAGGAGTAGGTTCTGGAATAGCTACAGGTATTGCTGGATATGGTAAGTATCAAAATGATCAAGCTTTAAATGAATCAAATATTTCAAAAAATGCAGCAGAAGCTAATTATTATAATAGACTAAATACTCCTCCTGCAAATAATCCTCTTTTGATTAAAAAACAAGGATAATTGATATGGCTAATATACTAGATTTAATACGAAAAAATAATCCTAATTTAACATTAGATGATGCCAGAAAAGCTATGGGTATTCCTTCTGGTAATACGTTTGATATGTATGGGAATCAAGTTCCAACTCAAGATAATACAATAGACCCACTTCCTACTATGAGTCCAATGCAAAATGCGACTCCATTCGAACCTCAAATTTATAACGAGTCTTACGATCCTATTGCAAGTTTGGATATTGAACGTAATCCTAAAGAATCTTTTAATCCGTTTCAATCCGCTAATGCTCCTAAACCATCTCCTAGTATACCTAGACAAAAATCTACTCAACCTAGAGCAGAAACTCCTTCTAAGGAATTAAAATTACCACAAGATGATATTCAACAAATTAATGAAGAGAATAAACAACAAGAAGAATATAAAAATGTAGAAAATCAGTATGCTCAAGAAGACAAACAAGCTCTTGATAGTACTCCTGAAATTCCAGAAGAAGGTCAATCTGATATATCAGAAGAATATCACGAATCTCCAGAAACATATGCTCAACAATTAGCTCGTGCTCAAGGAGCTGCAAATGATACACGATTACTTAACTCTTTAGCACAAGCTGGAGAATTAATAGGTTCTTCTATCGCTGGAGCTAAACCTATAGCTCAAGATATATTCAAACAAAATATCGCAAATGCAGACCAACCAGTTAAAGATCTTAGTGCTAGAATTGAAATGGAATCACATGATTCTAATTCTGCTTATTCTAAATCATTACGTGACTTTTTAAATACTAAATTTGGAATGGAATTACCTGATACTATTTCTGGTGCTCAAATTGATAAATCTTTTAGCGGATTAGGTCTTAAGACATTTGAAGCAGACAAAGCAAGAGAAGAAGCAAGAAAAAAACAAGAGTTAGATTTACAAAATAAAAAAGAATTACAAGATATAAGACAAGAAGATAGATTAGAACAAATTAAAGCTATGGCAGCAATGAACGCTCCAATGCGAGAATCATTACTTCATGAGCGAGAATTATCTAGAGAAATGCGTGAAAGAATTTCTAAAACTGGTAAAATAAACACTGCAGCACAAAAAATGGCTTATGGTAATGGTTCTAGTTATATTACTAGGTTATATAATGATAATTTAAGAGCAGAAAAAGTATTTACTACTATTGGATTAGATCCAAAAATATCTGAAAAAGAATTAGACGCAATACCAATTGCACAATTAGATAAAGAACAAAAATTAAAAGTAATGGAATTAGCTACTGAATTAAACGGACTTCTTTCTGGAAGTAACAATCCAGCTGCCTCTAGTCTAAATAAATTAATTCCAGCTAATATACAAATGCATAAAACAAAGGTAAAAGATTTTATTACTTCTGAATTAAATGGAGCAAATCAAGGATCTTTTGTTAAAGAAGTAGCAAAAATTGCTCGTAGGGTTAAAGAAAATTCAAAAACAAAAGTAATGGAAATAGCTAAGAAATCCTTTGGTCCTTTATCTGGATTTGCAAAAGATAAAGATCCTGAAGTTCAAGACATGTACAGACATACATTATATATGAACGGATTAGATCCAGAAGATTTTGAAGAAGAAATTAAAACAAGAGCATCTAATTTAAAAGAAAAAGCTGCTAAAAATAAAGAAGCTAAATCTCCAGGATTAGATGCTAAATTAAAAGCAGTAGATACAATGTCAGAAGAAGAATTAGATAAAGAACTTGCAAAACGAGGAATTAAATAATATGGCTGATTCTGCTGAACAAAAACGTATACTATTAAAAAAACAAATGCTTAAAGAACATTTGTTAAATGAAAAAGCTCCAGAAGAAGTTAAACAAGAAGAACCTCTACCTGAAGATCCTAATAAGAATACATTACGTCAAGCGTCATGGGCTGAAACTAGTCCATTAGTTCAAGGAACTAAAAATACTTTACTAGGTGTAACTGCTGGTATTCCGTTTACAGAACAAATAGCAGGTATTGTTGGTGCTTTACGTGGTAAAGGATATGCTGATTCTAGAGATAGACTTATAAACAGCGAAGAAATGGCAAATTTCGAAGATCCTGGTAAGTATGCATTTGGAAACGTTGCAGGTGGAATAGGAGTAGCTCTTGCACCAGAATTAATAGCAGGAAAAGTATTACAAGGAGCAAATGCGGCACGAGTGGCAGCATTAGAAGCAGGAAATTTAATACCTAAAGCAACAACTGCTACTAAAATTGCTAGTGCATATAAAAATACACCAGAACCATTAAAACAAGCAGGATTTGGTGCAATATATGGTGCTAGTAAATCCGGTGTAGATTTAACTAAAGATGATTTATCTTTAGGCGATATAGGTAATTATGCTTTTGATATAACAAAACCTACAGCATATGGTGGGTTGGTAGGTATGATCCCAGCAGCAATAGCCGGAACTATAACTAAAACTCCATTAAAAAATACAGGATATGGTAAATTATTTAAAAAATCATATGAAGAAGGTGTAGATCTTTCTAATGGTGACGTAATTGATGCATTAGCTAAAGAAAAAATAAGTAAAAGTAACGAAATAGCCGAAACTATTTTAGGAAATGCTAAGAAAAAAGCAATAGCTAAAGCTGAAGCTATAGGTCAGAATGCAGATGTTCCATTAAATCTTAAGGACATTAGACAATTCGCAGAAGAAGAACTCGGTGCCCTATCTCCAGATCTTAAGTCTAATCAACAATTAATAGCAGAAGTACAAAACGAACTTTCTCAAGCGTTTAAAGATAAAACTATTACAACTAAAGTTCCTAAAATAGATGTAACTAAAACAGAAGTACCATATGAACCTAGTAGCTTAGATAAACTAAGAGAAAAAATAGCTGATCAAAAACTAAAGGATGCAGATTTAGGTATAAATGCTAGATATGACATAAATAAAGTTAAAAATGAATTAGGTCAAGATCGACTTAAAGTAAATAAGTACGTAGATGATGTTCCAAAAGCTTCTCCTGAGAAGTTAGTAGATGAATTAGATTCACAAGGACAACCTACTGGATATAAAGTTTTAGATGTGACAGAACAACAACCGTCTATTGATACATCAGCTAGTGTTACTGGAATACATCCAGATATCCCTGCATCTGGAGGATATTCTAAATTTACACCAGAACAAACAATAGAAGAGTACACTAAACTAGAAAAACATCCAGAAATGTACACATTAAAAGAAGCAGATGAAATACGTAAAAACTTATCGACATTGATAGATCAACAAAAATACAAAATAGATCCAATGGGTGGAACAAAAAGTATAGCATACGATCCGTTAAATCGAACTAGAGGAAAAATATCAGAATTAATAAATGAATCTACTCCAGAAATATCTAAATTAAATAAAGAATTAAGAAATACAGCAGACGTTGCTGATGCTTTAGGTATGGGTAAAATGGATGCAGATACTATTGCCGATTTGTCATTAAAAGATCAATTTAAAATAGATGATCCTATTCGAGCATTAGCTAATCCTGCTTCGCACTCAGTAGAAGCAGCAAATAAACAAATGATAAATCAAAGTAAATTTATGGAAAAACTTCAACAGTTAGATCCCGCATCTGTTGAGAAATTCAAAAGAACAATGAATATATCTGAAGATTTAGATTTAGGTCAAGCATTAGGAACTGCAGAAAAAGGGATTACTACTAGATACGGAGTAATCCAAAAATTAGCTAAACATATATCAGGAAAAGGTGGAATTGCTATTAGAGCTTTAAATAAAGGAAATAAATATACATTTACTACTCCTGAAATAGCAACTGCATTATCTCCAGGATATAATGAACAAACAGAAGAAAAAAGACAACAATTATCTGAAATGAGTCCAGAACAAATGATGAATATTGCATCAAGACTCAAAGGTAAAGGAATTGATGGAGTTGCAACTAAGATAGAAAAAGCAGCTCAATCTAAAGACCCTGTACAAAAAGCTCAAGCTGAATTTATAGTTAAACAGAATCCAACTGCTCGCAAACAAATTGAAAATCCAGAGGAGGAATAAAGTGGATGATTCATACGAACAAAGAAGATTAAGAAAATTAATAGAGAACGAAGAAAGACAAGCTTCTTTGGATTCTCCCATGTCAAAAACCGAAAGCTTCTTAAGAGGAGGAGCACAAGGTGCTTCTTTAGGATTTGCTGATGAATTAACTGGTGCAGGTGAAGCAGTATTAGATACGTTACAAGGTAATACTAAACCAACATTTGAAGATTTCATAAATACATATAAACGACATAGAGATGAATCTAGAGAAAATTACAAAACAGCAGAACATACTAATCCTTATAGTTATACAGGAGGTCAAGTAGTTGGAGGTATTGCTCCATTGATTGCCTCTGGAGGAGCTGGAGCTGGAATTCAAGGTGCAGGTAGATTAGGGGCTATTGCTGGATTAGGAGTATCTGATCAAGATTTAACTAATTCTGATATATCAGTTGCAGATAAAGTAAAAGGAACAGGTTCCGATATGATCTCTGGTGCAGGTTTTGGGTATGCAGCTGCATCTCTTCCTACCGCGTTCTCTGCTATTAAAAGTAAAATTCGTCCTGGAGCAGCTATTTCTGAAGTTCCGGCTGATGTGTTCTATGGTAAAATACAAGATGTTTTGAAAAATCCTAATCCATTATATAAAGCAAATATAACTCCATATAATATAGATGATTATAAAAATTTTAAAACATTTTTATCTAATGATGGTAAAAGTGGATATGCTTTAAAACCTGATGGAGAATTAATTAGCGTTTTCAGTTTAGAAAAAGGGAGAGGTCCAGAATTAGTAAAAGATGCAGTAGTTAGTAAAGGAGCAACTAAATTAGATGCTTTTGATATTAATAATAAATTACCAAATTTGTACGGTAAATATATGGATGAAACGTCTCGATTGAAGTTTGCCGATGAATACGCTCCTAAAGATTGGGACTACTCTAAATTCGGTAGACCTGACGTTGTAACAATGAATGTAAATCCAGATAAATTAAAACCAAATGATTTATCTTCTGGTGTTTTTTCTAAACTGAAAAGTAAATTAAATCCGAAATATAAAGAAACAAAAAATACACAAGATATAATTGATCAATATGTACAGAGTAGAGGAAAAGAAAGAATTAGTGAATTATCTTTTAATGAAAATGAAGAATTATTAACTAAAATAATTCCAGACCATAAACCAAATTATAGTAAAGATGTTCAAAATCTTAAAAATACTAATAGTCTCCAAGATTTAACTGCAGACCAATTATTAAATATTCCAACAGATGAATTTAAACAATTAATAAAAAGATTAAACCTGAAATAAAGGAATAAAGATGTTATGAAAATTTCTGAAATGTTGCTTAAAATATGGGAAAATCAAGAAGAAATGAAAAATGACGTAACTGATATTAAAGTTACGTTAGCTGAGCAACATGCTACCTTGGAAGATCATACTCGTAGATCTTTATCTAATGAAGAAGCAGTGGCTTTACTTAGAGAACAAATAAAGCCCATAGAAAATCATGTATTCATGGTAAATGCTGTAGTAACGATACTACTAGGTCTCGGAGGAGCCATTGGATTCATCGCTTCCATCCTCAAGATCGTTGAGTTTTTCCTTAAATAACTCATCTAAATAATTATTCTCATAATTCTCTTCTTGTTGCTTCTTAAGCTCAAGAATCTGTTCATATGAATCTAACTTTCCTTGTGCTTTTTCTCTAGTGTATATACATCTATTTCTAGCATTGTTCTTTGTATAACAATCACGCTTAGCTGCTTTAGTTCTATGTAGATGATTCTTATGTCTATTGAATGAAGCATTAACAAACTCAGTATTAAACTTATTTAACCATTCTGCTGCTTCTGGATTGTTCTTTAAATCCTTAAGATACTGAGCATCCATTTCAAGTAAATCAAATCTAGTCTTTAGATTGTATTCAGGTAATAAAGCTCTTAATTTCTTTTTGCTTCTATCAGAATTCTTATTAGCCTTAGACTTAAACTTAGGACTAGTATATCTTCTTTTAGGTGCCGCTTTTTTTGTACCTTTTTTTGCCAAGCTCTTTCGTTTTAGCTGCTTCTTTTGCTTTTTCAAGGGTAACTCCATCTACTCTTAAGTTGTTTTTGTCAATGTAGAAAATCTCAGGGTATCGTCTATCAAATTCTTTATAAAATTTAAAATAATAAGTTAATATCTGATTAAAATCTGTTACAGAGATAGCTGTTAATCTATTATTAATAGACCAATCTCTATATATGTAATGTAATACTGTACCGTCTACTGCATAATCTCCAGGAATAATGTTTAATTCTTTCATCCATCGCTCTATGTTCTTTTTGAATCTAGGAGTATTTAAATATATAGTATGTTTTGTTTTAAAAAATACTTCTTTTGCTTTATTAGTTAAAGCAACATTATCTATATTAATTAGAACATGACCACTTTTTGATCTCTCAAGGTATATAGTTAATCTATTCATAAACTCACGCTTGTTTAGTTTCTCTGATTTATTCCAAGCAGTGTATAGTTTATAAAGTAATGAACCTTTTACTACGTTAGTTCCTGGTTTAAGATTATAAAAAGAAACAAAGTCTAACATATTATCTGGTGCAGACTGTACATTAGACTCGTTAGTAACATCAGACTCGTTTAATTGAGAAAGTAGAGTTTCTGTATCTATTTCTTGTCTTAAAAAGTCTTTCTTTTTGTTCATTAAAATTCCATTGTAATATTAAGTAAGCCGAGATTGTCTGATTTATGTCTAATATACTGTCCACCGACAAAGATAGGTCCAAGTACTCGTCTATCTATTTTAGCAGAATAAGTATCAGTTACAGCAAAAGGATTTACTCCAACCGAAGCTAACCATTGTTTTTCTGCAGGTTTAGATATAACAGATTCGAATTGTTTATCTTTTTTCTCTGTAGACTTGTCTGTAATTACGGTAACTAATTCTTTTGTACCGTCTGGTTTAGTTATCTCCTTAATAACAGTCACTACGTCTTTTTTAATTACTTCTTTCTCTTGTACTTCTATTTTAGTTTCGATTCTTGGAGGCTGGAAATATCTTCCAGCTCCATATCCTGAAACAAATAGAACAATAGCAACTATTACTATTGTCTTAATGTTGTTCATATTATTTAATTCCTTTTATGTAATTCTGACAATATCCAGCAGTACAAATCAATTGGAAATCTATTGTATTTTTTACAACTCCTATATTTTGTTTTTTATTTTCTTGATCTCCACCAGAAAGACTGATCGTTGTTTCAGGTAAAGTGAAACTAACGATACCATCAGTAATATTTTCTTCTAATGCATCTTCAGCATCAAGACGTAATTCATTAGCTATTTTACTTTTGTACTGTTCGAGCGTAATACCTTGACGTTTAGCTACTTCTAAATCCATTTTAGTAGAAAATCGTTTTAAGAACGATGTCATAGCATGCATATGATCAATATTACCAGACGTACCTGCAGATGCTGAATGAAACATAATGATAGTACGATCGGTCATATATCGTTTAACTCCATACTGGTGAATCATTGCATCCATAGAAGCACACGTAACATAACAGATTGTATATACTGGAGCTTTACTTGCTTGAATAGCAGAGATTAACATACTACCAGTAACAACCGATCCACCTGGACCAGATAATACTAAATAAATAGGTTCATTAGATTGTTCAGACAAATTGTTAATAACTGCAGCAGCAACTAATGCATTTTGTCCTACTTCACCTAAAAGAGCTACTGATCTACCCGGTGGTAGAGTTAATCGTTTAATTGATTTAGATTTAATTGTTATTTCTTTTTCTTGTAATTTAGGAACACTTGGCGAATCTACTGTAAAATTAGTTTCTTCTACTGGTAAAGTTACCGCAGATGATGTACCTTCTTTCTGTGTTCTAGTAAAGAAAATTGCTCCACCTATAAGGAGAATTCCAGCTAGAATTAATCCTCTCACTCTGTTTTGTTTTTTGTTATTGTTCACTATTTTTTTCTCCTTGTTGTTGTTGTGTGTCGATCTCTAGTTTTGTTTTATCTTTTGTTATTTTTCTTCCAAAGTATAAAGCTCCCATAGCCCATACCATGTTTTCAGCAATTCCCATATCCATATCTTTTACTACTTCTAATAATCCTAATGTCCATAGGACAAAAGAAACAATTAAAAGAGTAAGACTTACCGATGGAGCATTTTTATCTCGGATGAAAGGAAAAACTATTCCTTTAGTTGCTAAATATTCATTAATTTCTGCTAATTTAGTTTTAAGACTGTCTAACATATATACACCACTTCCTTGTGTCGAACTTTTATACTATAACATTTTTTTATAGATGTCAATAGTTTTTGTTATACTATTTTACTTTTTTTGTAGATTTCCTATGTATTTTTCTTAATATATTCTCTTCGTCTGTCTTAGTTTTATTACATTCTAAGCAAAGTACTTGAAATCCTTCAGTTTTTGGAAACATTCGCTTTAAATAATCATCCCAATTAGTGAATCCACTCAGTCTCACGACGGGTATCACATGATCAAGTCTCACTTCTTTCTTAGGAAAGGCTTTAGTGCAGATGTGGCATTTATACAGCCCACGATCGACTCTGGAAGCCTTTAGCGCGTCGTTCCTATACGGCCAGTATAATGTACCTCTACGCAATGTAGCAACTATATAGCGTTTTAAATAGGCATCAAATTCTACATCGTTGGTTGGTAATGGTTTTTTCTTTTTCATACCGTCTCGTATCCAGAATAGAAGAAGAGAGTACCACTGCTTATGATAGAAGCACAAGGGAATGGTTCTAATTCTAGATTAACTCCTATTACCATATATGATATATCGGTTAAACTATATTTGTTTATTA